TGAATTAAAAGATGATGTTCTATTTAAAAGTAATTGCCCTGAAGCGTTTAACGTCATTGCTTGGGTAAAGGATATAGCGTTACCTGCCGTTCCTGAAGGAGCTATTCTCCATCTATGCTCTCCAGAAGATTGATAATAATCAGTGGCAGCTGCAGTATTTGTATAAATCCAATTTGTTCCATTATAATAACCATTTTGAACAACCCCTATTGCAGAAGTAGATATTCTCCATAAAGCACCTGCACTATTTTCCAATGTCCCAGCACTAGCACTTCCCCACGCACTCGGTGTAACTCCTAATCCTAAATTGCCTGAAGAATTAATAGTTAATGCATCTAATAAAGAGCCACCACTTTGCCTAACTCCAAATACCATTTTAGCTGCTCTTGTATTTCCTGCAGCATCAGGACTAACTTTTATAGTACCATAAGGAACTAAATTACCTGCTCCTGTTCCTGCATATAAACCAAGAATAGAATTTCCTGCATTAGTTGTATTACCTGCCCATAAAGATAATTCTAAATCTCCTGCCGTTCTTGTTATTGATACTGTTGTACCATCATCTTGTATTAAACTATTCCCTATTGTACTTGCACCTGTAAACTTAGGTAGGTAGTTTGTAGTACCACTTCCTGTAATCATACCACTTATATCACTTGTTAAAGCAATAGTTCCTGTAGCACTTGGTAAAGTATAAGTATATGTTCCGTTGGTTATTGTAGAACCTAAAGTCAATTGACCACTAATCTTAGTAGTTCCTGTAACCTCAAGCTTAAATGTATTTCCTGTATTACCAATAGATACGTTACCCGTAGTCGCATTAATCCTCATTCTCTCTGTAGCTCCCGTTCCAAATAAGAAGTTACCTACAGATGATGTATTATTTGCAAGTACCATATCGCCTGCTGCTGCTCCAATAATAAAGTGGTTACTTGCTGTAGCTAGTCCAATTATACCTGTATACGTAGGAGAAGTGATTGTATCTGCAAATCTAAACGAAGGGGCTGTACCGATAGCTTGGTAATGGTTATCTGCTGTACTAGAGTACACCATAAACTTACCAGAACCAGCCGTCTGTGTTCCTAATAGAACCGCAGAACCAGTATCATACAATAAACCATCTGTAAGCGTTGTACTTCCTGTAGCTTTAGGTATATATCCTGAAGTTAAAGAACCGGTATGTGTACCAACTGACCAGCTTCTATCTGCACTTAAATCATAAGCAGTTCCATTAATAGTCAATTGTCTGCTTGTAGGCACACCACCTAAACCACTTAAAGTATAGGTAGGTATATTCAATGTAGCACCCACTAAAGTAGCAGACCCACTAGAGCCTGTAGTCGTTAAAGTTAAAGCATTTTGCTTACCATTAAAAGTAGTCCAGTCTGTAGAGCTTAAATAGCCATTTTGAGAGCCTGTAGCCACTTGGATAGAGAAAGCCCCAGTACCACTATTATAAGCCAATGGTGAGCTTGCAGATAGCGAAGAAAGGGTAATAAAATTTGCACCGTTAGTTAGCTGACTTGTATTGGTTGGAATTGTAATAACACCAGTAGTATTATCATAAGCTCCCGAACCTGCCGTAAAGCTTAATGCAAGTCTTGCTCTTGAGTCTAAATAGTATAAATTAGTACCTTCTGCAATATTAGAAGTAGTCAAACTCACTGCTCCTGTAAACCCGTTCACCGAACTTACTGCGTCTGTATTGTCCACTTTATCCCATGTAGAGCCATTAAATATAGCCCAGTCACCCACTTTCCAATCGGTAATACCATTTAAGTTGGTAGAACCAGCTACATCTACTATGTAATAGTACCCCTTAGTTCCAACAGAACTTGTTAGTGTAGGAGTATTTGTAGATGCGTTCCATGTGCCTTGATAAGTAACACCACCAGCTAATCCTGAGATTTGGTTTTGCACTTTACCAAAAGCCTGTAATATAGAATCAGTAGCAGCAATAGAACCACCACCTGTTAAATTTAATCCTGTAAGCAGCTTACCTGTAACCGCAGAAGTACTTAAAGTTACACTAGCACTTCCCGGTCCTGAAGCTGTAGCCTCACCTGTTAATGCAGTAATATAACTTCCTGCCGCTTGTTTATTATAAAAAGTATTCCAATCAGTAGAGCTCAAATAACCATCTGTTGAAGTAGTTGCCTGAGTAATACCTATAGTTCCTGAACCAGTTATTGTACCACCAGTAATCGGTCCACTTGTACCAATGCTAGTAACAGTTCCTACAGACCATGTTCTGTTTGTAGAAATATCGTAAGTAGTTCCGTTTATTGTAATTGTAGTAGCTGCATTTGCAGGGGTATATCCTAAAACAGTTGCAATACTTTTATTTTTCCAAAGTTGTGTTGAACTTTCATAGAACAAACCTTGATTGTTAGCTACAGATGAGATATACACATTGTGTAATTCATCAAGCTCCCAACCGTTCATTATTTTTACATAGATACTACCGTGATTAGCGTGTGCGTATTCCACATAACCCATTACCACAATATGCCCTGTAGAGCCGTTTGGCTTTATATTCGTTAAAGCACCAGCAGTAGTTGGGCTTAAATATAAAACATCACCATCAGCCCAAGTTTCACCTTGTAATGAACCTGTAGTATCAATATCCAAAAGCTGACCCACGGTCATGATAAATCCTTCCTGATTGGTAGCAATTGTTTCAGTTACCAATCCAATAGTATCAGCACTATTGTTATCATTATTAGCCTGTGCATAAGCAACAGCTAATCTTTGTCCTTGTGCACCACTTACCCTTACAGCAGCATAACCAGCTTTTGTTAAAGTAGTATTTGGTGTAACCTTATTTACAACTCTAGCAACCAAATCAACGCCATTCTTTAAAATGACATTACCACCTTTTAATGTAGTTTCGCTACTTCCGATAGTATTATTCCATCGAGTAGTCCCCACCGCAGCAGTTCCTGTTGGAGATACATCAAGTGTTAATTGTCCAGCTTTTAATTCATATTCACCTAGGTCAACATTTGTAGTTGCTCCCGTATATGGAACATAACCACTTAGTCCACCGGTATAATTTGGTATATTTAAAGTTGCCCCAATTAACGTAGCAGCTCCACTACTTCCTGTAGTAGTAAGTGTAATTGTTGCTTGCTTGTTATTGAACGTACTCCAATCTGTAGAAGTTAAATAACCATTCACAGAACTTGTTGCAGCAGGTATTGAAATAGTTCCTGCTGTGTTTACTAAAGGAGCACTAAAAGTTAATGCAGCTTGTTTGCTATTAAAAACTGTCCAATCAGAGCTACTTAAATAACCAGATTGAGAATCATTTGCTACTTGTATAGAAAATGCTCCTGTAGTATTATTATAAGCTAAAGGGCTTGATGCGCTCAATGAAGTCAAGCTAATACCACCAAGTCCAGCTAAAGTATATGTTGGAATATTTAAAGTTCCGCTAATCAAAGTTGCAGAACCATTATTACCAGTTGTAGTTAATGTAATTGTTCCTTGTTTAGAATTAAACGAAGTCCAATCAGAAGCACTCAATAAACCTCTATTAGTTGCAGATGCACTTGGTAAATTCAAAGTAATATTACCACTTGTAGTAACTGGGCTATTTGCAACATTTACATCGGTCCCTGTAGAACCAACTGTTAATCCAACACTCGTTACCGTACCTGCATCAGTTGCTACTTCTACAATACCATCTACGGCCTTTAATACACCGTTTAAATCTCTTATCTTAACATCACCGGTAAAAAAACCTTGTATTGCCATTTTAATATTTTTTTATTAGATAACCAATATTCTCACAAACTCTCCAGTTTGGAACGGAACAGTTGATGCAACAGTTAGTACTCCGGTATTAGTATCCCATTTAACTTGATTACCCGTAGGTGTACCACTAAATATAATTTCACCAACATCAATACCACCTCTACTTGCATAAAGAAGAACTTTATCAATTGCTTCAGAGAATGTAATTGTTGTAGAACCACCGCTTGCAAATTTAGAATACTGCTCAATAGTTCTTGTAGAACCTCCGCTACTTGGATTAACAACGATACCACCTGTGCCAATAATTCCTTCTGCTTCATAAGCATACCCACCGCACATTCCGTATACGTATTCTGTAAAACCAACAAGGTTGATGCCTGTGTAATTCACATCATCAACCCACTCTAAAATATCAGCTTCCATTTGCAATTTCTTAGGTAAATTCAAATCTGTTTCTTTACCCAATTCAATATCTCTTATTGCTAAAGATGCTGAAACTTTTGCTATATCAATAACATCTGCTGTAGTTGGCATTAGTAAACTAATTTAGGATTGTCAATAATGTATTTTGCTTTATTCAAACTTAATTGCGCAATAGCAATACCTGCACCTAATGAAATTGCATCATCTGCTGCACGGATATAAGTATTTAAAGCAAACTTTGTAGAAAGCCAATTATCTCCATCCAATCTTTCAGGAGTAGATATTTGAGCTTTAGATAATTTAGTATTGTAAATTTTTGCGTACGTAGAAAAACAATACGTAACAGTCTTGCTATATAGCACATTTGAGTTATCCCTCCATTCAACAGTGATGTTCAATGCATAATCTTTATCTAATACGTTAAAACTAATTGTGTTTCCAGTAGCTAATGACCATACCTCATAATCGGTAGTTGTACCACTTTCAACTAAATAAGTACCATCTGATTTCTGCATATATACCCTTCTGGTAGTGATAGCAGCATCAGAACCTGTACTTGTATCATCTAATATCAATAAATTAGGTGTTGATATAACCTGAGAGGCGGCGAAATTTTGTGTAAACGGCATAATAAAAAAGTTTACCAAAACTACCAAAAAAATGTTAAATAATAAAAAAAGCCCTACTTTTTTATGGTAGAGCTTTTTTATTATAATTTAATTAAATTTTAAGCCTTAGCTAACTCATTTAATTGCTTCTCGATATTAGCAAGAACATCTTTACCATTCTTTGCAGTTTGGATAAATTGAGTCAATGCATCTGTTACATTTCCTCTGTCTTGTTTAGAGATTGTAGTGATTTCTTGAGAGCCAATTGAAACCTTACCGGTAGCCATATCAAATGAAATAATCTCATTATCTAAGCCTTGTCTTACGGCTGATTTAATGTCTTTAGAAGGGTCTGTATAAACTTTTAAGAACTCGTCTGGTTTAGAGCGAGCAAAGTTTGCAACCTCAGCTAAAATCACATCATCATCAGTAAATTCATTCCAGTTAAGTGCAGCTCCAATTTTACGAGCTTCTGCTGGCTTCATCTTAGAAATAATACCAATTGCTTCTTTCAGGATTTCAAAACCTTGAAGTGCTTTTTGGCTTGATTTTCTTTGATTTACAACACCAAAAAGTGGTGCTTTACTAGCATCTCTTGCTTCTCCTAAAATGCTATCTCTGTTGTAGTTACTAATCATAAGGTACTCATAAAGCTCCTCATCTTTTTGATTACCACCTACTAATGCGAAACGTCCAGTGAATTGGAATCCACCTAAACCATCGCTAACACCCGGCATAAAGAATCTTTCCTTTCCCGGCTTTTCACCATCCCACCAATCAGCTACTACCACATCTACCCATGCATCTTTTCCTTGTTTAGCTAGATAAGGGTCTTTAATCCTATCTCTAGTAGGGATGTTTGCTTTTGGGTAAAGTAATGGGTTTCTTTGTCTTTCTTTCTCATCTGGGTCGTTATTTTTAACCCCCGTAAGCATTTCAAAAGTTACAGATTGACCCGGCTCTAGTGGCGGAATCGCTCTTTTTAAATCTTCTGAAATTCCGTTGAATTTTCCAACAACTTGCATATATGTGTTTTTTGATTTAAAATATAATAAAGGTAAGCCGTATATTTCAACGGCCTACCATTATTTTGTCTACAAAGAATTATGATAATACTTGCTGACGTAAGAAGTGCTGAACACCTAAACACTCAAGACCTTGAGCAGTTGTCCAAGAACAAGTCCAGTTCATTGCATCTCCGTTAGGATTTACTGGAGAAATTGCACCGCTGTGGATTTCACCAATCATATCGTTACCGAATTTAGTCTGAGCTGGTACGTATCTTACACGCATTGCTGAATCATAACCACCACCTTGTACTTTAACACGGTTGTTGTAAGGAACATAGTATGCACATTTGTTAATTACAGTTTGACCGAATAATACTGGTTGGTCTTGGATTGGCATAGCCATGTAGTTAAGGGTAAAACCACCGTAACTTACTTTGTCTACTTGTAAATCAAGTTCTTTACCGTCAACAACGATACGAACTGATTGTACACCAGAAGAACCTAATGCCTTCCAATAAGTGTCATGAGCTCTCTTAACTGCACTTGAACCGAATACTAAATAATCTTTAGGAGATTTAGCTGCGATAAGTGTATCAAGAGCATCATCAATGTTTGCTTTTTGTACTGTACCTAAAGTACCGTTAACGATTGTGTTACCATACATCTCGATGTATTTGTTTAAACCACGAGTTGTTTGTACTGGTCCACCACCATCGCTACCAGAAGTATTACCATCAGTAAGGATAGGGTTAGTATCACTGAAAGTAGTAACTGACATATCACCAGCGATGAAAGCAGCATTGATTTTACCTTTAAGTAAAATTGCTTTTTCAAGGTGGTCTTTAACGATAAATTTGTTTTGACCGTTAAATTCAACTTCAATAGTTGCAGCGTTTTGAACGTCTGTAATTTTTGAAATTTCACGGAAGATTTGGTACTTGTTAGTGTACTTAGTTAAACCAAAACGTAAGTTAGTTTGGCTTACTGAGTTTTCACCAACAGCTACTGAGAATAAAGATAATTTATCACCAGCAGTTAAAGTCATGTTAGCACCAGATACAGATTTAATGTATACGGTATCAACACCTGAAGTTGTTACAACATTTGTAACGATAGCAGAGATAGCACCAGTTGGAACTAGAACTAAATCATCTTTACGAGCTTGACCAGAAGTCGCAGTAGTACAAGTAAAGTTGATAGAAGTTGTACCAGAACCATTTACAGTGCCACCAGTTGTATCAAGAAGTTTGAATAAAGCTTCGTTTACAAAAGTGTAATAAATAGGTTGACCAGTAGTGATAGGCTTCTTTCTGTCACCTAACCACAAAATGTCTGTTAGAGCATCATCGTTCTGAATATCAGTAACGAGCTTGTTAATCTCTCTCGTGTCAAGCACAGGGTCAATTGCGCTGACGTAGGCTTTGGTAATGTTACCTAAATTGTTTGCCATTGTTAATCTTTTTAATTTTTTTTAAGTAAAAGTTTTTAATTTTTACCTGCCTAATGTGCTAACTTTAGCTCTTGAGCCGAAAGCTTCGCCTAATGATTCATTGGGTTGGGCAGGTGCACTACCAACAGGTCTGCGTGCGTTTTGTCCTTCTTCAATGATAGCTTTCAATCCCAATGACTTTCCATAATTAACAAGGTCTTTCTCATAGTTTGGATTAAGAGCGACTAATGCAATTTTTTGCAATTTAGCCACATCTGGAATAAGCTTTGCTGGGTCCGCCTCTTGCGGATTTACAGAAATTGCTCTTTGCCACTTTTCTCCATCCAACGCTACTGCCATTAAATTTTCAGGTTTATCAATGTTAAAATTGAATTTGCCATTATCTCCTAAATCAATCGCAACTCTTTTGCTTTCTAGTAAGGATTTCGTAGCATCATGTTCCCTGAAAAACTGGAGAACTTGTTGTTGTTGTTCTGCTATAATTCGCTCCTGCTCTGCATACTGAAATTGGTTATCCACCTCTTGTGGCCTACTAACTTCTGGTATACGGAACTGTTGCTGTTCATATATTCTTTTTTGTCTAACTAATTCTGCATCCGCTTCTAACTGAATCAATCCAATTTCTCTATCTTCATCAGATGCAAAATCACTTTGTTTATATCTTGCTTGATACAATTTCTCAATCTTATCATCACTAAGATTAGGGTATTGTAACTTTAATTCATCAAACACCAAATCAGTATGAGATACATTATTCCAATCAAAAGCCTTTGCTTCAAGGAACTTATAGGCATCTCCACCGTTTTTTCTAAACTCTGCAAAATCTGCAACAAATTCATCGTAACCTAATTCTTTTAAAATTTCTTTAGGGTCTGACTTTTTTAATTGCTCTTTCCAATCAGTTACCTGAACTTGTGCCGATGGTTGTGCTTCAGCAGAAACTTCTTCAGCCTGCTCATCACCAAAATTAGGAATTGAAAATGCTGTTACATTTTCTTCAACCTGAGCTTCTGGCTCTGTTACAACTGTAGATGCAGCTTCTTCATTAGCTACTACTGGTTCTGCACTTTCAGCTTGAATAGGTGCGGCAGGCTCTACAAACTCATCTTGAGGCATAGGTATACCGGTACTCATTCTATAAACTGGTTTTTGTTCTTGTGGTTGTTCTTGTTCTAGTTCTGACATAAGTGTGTTTTTCGTTACGAAAATAATAAAATTTAGTTAAAAAAATAAATTTATTTAATTTTTTCTCATTCCTTTATCAAAGAATAAAATCTCTTTGTTTTCTTCAGCGATTTTGTACTTAGCTAATAAATCACCATATTCACCAACAGCTTTTCTCTGAATCTCCATAAATTGCAATAAGAACTGAGCTACTACGCAATCTTCTTCTTCCGCCATCTCATAGAATTTTTTATATTGATTATAAACCTCTAATTCAGTTTCATAACCAATTTCCAATGAATCGCCAAGTGTATTTATTTTATCTGTAATTGCATCAATTTTAGGAACATCTGCGCAATCACCCATGTCGTTCATAAACTCAACAATCATTTGATAATGGGTTAACTCCTCTGCGCTTTCTGCTAAGAAATATGATTGAGTGCCAAATAAACCTAATCTTTGTAACTGATTAGCTAGGCTTTTCCATAAGTTAGATTGGTACAGTTCTACGTACAAAGCGTCTTGTAGACCCTTTCTCATTTTACCGCTAAGTAATGATTTAACTTCCATCTTATTTTTATTTTTTATTGTTGTTAACTGTTATTTTAGCTTCTGCTGAAATTCTTTGAGCAATAACTTTTGCATCACTTTGAATCTTAGCTTCTTGAATATCGCTTTCTTTCTTACCCATTTGGATAATGTATTCCCATTGCTTCTCAGCATTTATCTTAGCAATATCTAATTCTAATTGAGCTTGCAAAGTGGTTCTCTTTTCTTGTTCTGCAACTTGAGCTGCTTGAGCATTACCTTGCGTTTGTTGTTGAATTTTTTGTAACTCAAACTGCTGCATTTGTTCTCTACGCTTTTTGATTCTGTAAGCCAAAATCATAGAAGCCATTTTCAAATTACGGCAACTCATTACTAAAATCTTATCTTCAGGCTCAATTAATCCTTGAGAGTCACGAATATTTAACTCTTGAATTAATTGTTGTCTTTCATAATCTTGAGGCGCATCTTCAATAAAAATACCAAACTCATGAATAGATAGATTAGGATTAATTTGTAAAAACTTAACTGTTTCCTCACCTAAAGCTTTAGCCACACCTTGAACTTTACCTAACTTAACAGCTATTTGAACTTTAGCAACAACTGCATCTGCTAAAGATTGAATCAATTGCTTATCTGCAAAGTTCAATAAGTAAAGAGCATTATTGGTACTTTCCATTGCTGCATTTGCAACAGGAACTAAAGTTCTTGCATTAGGAGTAGAACCATCTGTTAATTCGTTTAATCCAGATACTTGACGCATTAAATCAATAGTGCGCATTAAGTCATCATACAATTGTCCGAATACAGCTAATTGACCTGAAGCTTCAATACTTACTGGTTTGTAGTTAGGGTTTTGGCTTAACAAATCTGTTGAACGATAAGGAACAACAAAGTTTGAGAAAATGAAATCCATAACCTTAGTAGGATTCATTTTATCTCCACCTCCACCAAAGTCTACACCCTCAAGTGCGTTAAGGTCAATATTTATTAAATACGGAATAAGTTTATTAGACATATTCTGTAATCTAAACCAAGCTAAACAAGCTTTATCTTCTAATGGGATAAGTCTTTCTGTAATACCAGCAAAACGCATCTTATAGAAGTTCCAAGAATATAATTGGATATTTAATTGAGTATCCCACCAAGATGATGGTTTTCTAATTTGGTTTTCAGACATACCCCAATCAAACATAAAGTCAGTCATCACAACCCATTTACACTTGTAAACAACTTTTTTAGTTACAGGCATAAATACAGGTTCTGCTTGACCTTTACTTTCTGTTTGGCTCATTGGCTTATTAAACTCAGCTTCTAATGAACCTAACTGATTAACAGCCATTCTTGATGCAGCCTGATATTTTGTTTTACCAAATCTTATATTACCACGACCATCTACTTCCTCTTTGTAAGTATAATCGTTCCAAGATAAAAATTCAAAATCTAAAACTAATATTTTAAATCTATTCCAATATTTAGAATAGTCGGTTCCGTACATAAAGTTTGATGGATTACCAAATCTTCCTGCAACAGAAGTAACCATTTGATTCATTTGGTCTGCTGTAAAATACGGAGCTAAATCTCCAATATACATTTCTCTTACTTCACCCCAATGCACTAAATCAGAAAAATCACTTTTTGCACAATAAGATAAAACCATGTTTTCAGGATTAATTTCTCTTAGTCTTACGTGACCATTTTCATCAATCCATTGCGTATATCCACCAATACCAAAATCAAATAAATTTTCTAAAGTTCTTTTTCTTTTATCATCAAATTTATTTTGATAAAAAGCCAATGATACAGCTTGCTCTGCCTCCATAGACATCACGTGCTTATATCCAAACTGCTGCTCCATTTCTAATTGCTCCATGTCTTGCGGCTCTCCGGGAGCTGGTGCTAACACAGGGCTATCTGCAAGTTCTTCTCCTCCAGCTTTCTTCAATGCTTCACGCATCATAATCTTAACCTTCATTTCATTGAAGTAAGCATCTTCTTCACTCTTAGCTAATGGGTCTACAGCAAATGCTTGAATATCGTATCTCCTTTGCACCAACTTTGAAATAGCAATCTCCCTAAATTTAGTCAAAAATGATGGCGGAGTCCAGTCGATATTCAACCAGCTTTTATCTGTTTGCTCATCTGCGAGCAACATTTTTTTATATTTAGTTGTACTTTGTCTACCTAATGCATACTCTCTAATTTCGTTCATTTTTGATTGACCGAAATTGAGCATATTGTTTGGTACATAACCCCTACTATCTCCCCAAGCACTTTTAACATAAGCTAAAATCCAGTCGTATCCTTTGTCCCTTGGGTCAATCTGTTGGTTAGGATATGTATTTGTCTGTTGCTGCATAATTTATAATACTTTAAACGTATTGAATACCACTTCTATTGCTATTTCTATTTGTTAGCATTGCTTTTAATGTAGAATATTTCATATTCCTAGCTTTAGCTGCTTGCTTTGCTGATTCATAAAATATTCCGGTATGATAATCTATAACTATCTTACCTGTGGATGGAGGTCTATTTTCCATATTTTTTACAATACTATTTAGCCCCATATCATAAGCGTGTTTCATTTGCTCTTTTCTTGTTGACCATTCCAAATTTGAAACATGATTATTGGTTTTAACTCCATCTTTATGATTAACCTCTAATTTATTTTCAGGGTTATCTATAAAAGCCATTGCAACAAGTCTATGAATACCTATATCTTTTCTTTTACCTTTTAATGTTAATGCTGCTCTAAAATACCCATCTGTTGAATTTCTTTTTTTCAAAACTTTTTCTTCAGTGAACATTTTTGCACCATTAGCAGAATATTCTCTTTTCAAAGCCATAACATTACCAAAATTACTAATTTTATAACAACCTTCATACCCTTGTATGTCTTTCCAGATTTCGGTAATATCATTCGTTTGTTGCTGCATTACTATGCTAAATTTAAGGTTACCCAAAAATACTTAAAACTATGTTAAAAATACAAAATAATTTATTTAAAAATTAATTTAATATAATTCACGCCCTTTTAGCAAATCATCATAATTCATATCCATTTTTGTATTATATGAAAATCCATTATATTGTATGGCTGCAAATGGGTTACAAACATAGTATTTTCCCAGATTCGACAATGCCCTATCTATATGCTCATCATCTGAAACGCTTAAATATCTATCATAAAACCTTTCATTAACTATATAGCAATGGAATCCGGTAAATGATTTAACAGAATTATCCTCTAAAATTTCCCCTAAGTATATCCCACTTAAATAAATATCAAAATCTTTTGGCTTATTTTCTAAGAAATATTTAAAACTATTGGGATTTGTGAATTTTACGTCATCCTCCATTATACATATTTCCTTGAGTCCATTATCTTTTGCAAACTGAACGCATTGTTTATGAGCTAGATTAATGCCCTTCATAACAGAATATTGGTCATGAATAGCCGGAAATATCTGATAATGTCTTATATCTTGTCCAATAAACTGTTGCATAAGCCTATCAAACCTGTCATGAGAATCAAAATTGTGGATAACTGCTATTTTCACTTTTCTAAAATCTTAATTATGTTATTAAGTGCTCCTTCGTAAGTATAATACTCTCTATATATTTCACCTATTTTTTCCTGTTTGTCTATTATTTCTAAGTAAGATATGCTTCCTAAAATTTGCTCAATTCTATCGGCATCTCTTTCTTCTATTATAATCCCAAACTCTCTAAAATCCAAATCAAAAGGATTCACAAATTCATCAGATATATACACTGGTATTGTTAAATACTGCATACATTCTGCTATCCTAAAGCTATTTAACCCATAACCCCTAGGGCACAAACCAAATAATGACTCAGAAATAATATCACAAAATTGGTTTATGTCATGTCCTCTGTCTGATATGTAATAGTCAGGATTTAATATATTAAATACGTGCTCTCTTATTGGATGCGTATGCGTTCCAATAAATGAAGCAAATCTACGCTTACGTCCATCCCATTCAAAAGAGTGTGGCATACAAAGAAGTGGTATTTCAACGCCCACTTTTTTACTCATGCTAAACTGAAGAACATCTAAATCTTTAAGGTCAACAATTATACCGTCATCATATTGGCAAATTGTCCAATACTTTTTATCTCTTGATAGGTTATCCACATATTTTTGCAACTTATCAATAGCTTGCTTATCATTCCCATAGCTGTTATTAACATGATATGCAGTCCATTGTATTGGTAAATATTCTCTTTCAGTCTTAGGTATATACTGCCTCATTACCCAATCTTCAAAAATAAAAAGATTCTCAAAAGGGTAAATGGTATTTATAGTAGGTGTAAATTCAGAAGGTACGTTTATCATAATTATTTTTTTATCCAAATGGCATCACCCCAAGAGTGATAATCAGAAGCCCATTTTGTTTCTACTCTATGAAATCCGAAAGGTAAAAGAAATTCATCTAACTCCTCTACCATAGGGCAACCTTTATAAGTTTCCTGTCTGTTAACTTCTAGGTATAATAAATCAAATTGAGGTAAAACACTTTGAGAACCTTTTAGAACTTCTAGTTCATATCCCTGAGTATCAACCATAAATAAATTGTACCATGTTGGGAATCCAATACTATCCAATGTTACTATCTTAACAACTTGTGGGTCACCATTAAAAATCACCTCAGAGTGCTGTTCTAAATGCACAAATGGCTCTAGCAAACTATTACTTTGACCCTGATTGGTTGTATCAACGCACATTACTCCAATATCTTCCTTACTTCCAATTGCTACATTTTCCAGTTTAACACTAAGGTTTCCTGCGAACTTTTCAACTAAAACCTCAAATGCATCTTTGATTGGTTCAACATACAAAAAACCTTTTAATCCACAATCAATGTAATCATCATGTTCTTCAGCCCAATGAGCTCCAACGTGAACAACTCCATTCAATTTTATATCATACTTTTCAAGTACGGGTTTTAATGGTATCAGCATATTATACTTTTTGATTAATCCAGTTATATAATTTTTCCATTCCTTCACGAAGCGGTCTTGATGGTTTCCATCCTAATTTTTCTTCTATCAATGTATTGTCAGAATTTCTACCACGTACACCAATTGCATTTGATTCTACATTTTTTATACTTAATTTCTTTCCAGAAATATCAATAACCATTTTGGCTAAATCATTAATTGCAATCATTTCATTTGAACCAATATTAACAGGGTGAACATAGTCACCATCTAATAACCTCATTACACCTTCTACTGCTTCATCTATAAAAAGGAAAGACCTTGTTTGCTTTCCATCACCCCATATTTCTATTTCACCGCCTTCTTCAACAGAAGCTACTTTATAGCATACAGCAGCAGGTGCCTTTTCTTTACCATTATTGTAACATGATTCAGGTCCGAATATGTTATGAAATCTACAGATTCTAACATCTAAACCATAATTTCTTCTGAATGAATCAAATAATATTTCACTAAATATCTTCTCCCATCCGTAAGGCGAATCTGGATTTGCAGGGAAACAATCACTTTCTTTTAAAGCTGCACTATCTTCTCTATCTTGAATATGCTCTGGGTACGCACAAGCTGAAGATGAAAATAATATCTTCTTTACTTTATTTCTAGTGCAATAATAAACCATGTTTAAATTTACCAATGCAGAATTATGCATCACATTTGCATCATTATCTCCTGTAAATATATATCCAGCACCACCCATATCAGCAGCCATTTGAATAACCAAATCAAACGAACCATGTCCGCCATAAATATCACTTTGATTAGGCCCAAATGTAACCCTGCTTACAACTTCTGGGTTTCTAAGGTCGCCAACTACAAAATGGTCTGCTTCTGTGTCCGAATATTCAGGTTTTTTTAAATCAACACCTCTTACCCAATATCCTTCTTTCTTCAATCTTTTTACCATGTGGCTACCAATGAATCCACCTGCGCCACAAACTAATGCTGTTTTCATGTTTATTTATTTAGTTTTAAATACCATTGTTTTCTAAACCACCATACGCCAAAGTGATTTAAAGTATCTTCTGATTGTAATACATTTTCAGGATTAAAACTTCTATCACCAATATCATCTCTTACAAATACTTTAGGAACAACTTCTTCAACTGCTCTACGTACTTCATCTGCATTATAATCATGTCCTGCTAATATATACTCATCTTTAACTTTCGGATACCAAGCTCTAATTTCTTTTTTAGTTTCTTCGTATGTATGTGATGAATCTATATAACAGAAATCTAAGTATCCGTCATTAAACATTTTTGCGGCATCTAAACTACCAAACGGAACCACTTCTATAAATTCACCTAATCCACTTTTAATTATGTTTTGATATATGGTTTTCATTTGGATATACTTTCCGTAATCCATATTATCCACCATATACATCTTAAACTTTTTTCCAAGTCTATTCAACTCTTGAGCCAAATACAAGGCACTATCACCATCAGCAACTCCAACCTCACAAACTTTACAATCATCAGGAAGTTCTTTTGCAATCTTCTGATAGAAATGCGGAAAATCAAACATTAAAAAATCACTCATAATTACATTTTTATAAAATAAGGTGGAACAATATCGCTAGTATCTAATCCATCCCAACCGGGGCTAAACCAAAAAGTAGGGAATATAACTTTCTTATTTTCGTTTCTATTGAGCCATCCGCCCCACCAACTAAATGTACTTGGGCTGCATATCTGATGCTCGCACCAACTCATTTCTAATAGGTCTGATACCTCATCAGTATTACCAGAAAATTCGCAATCATTTCTGTGCTTAAAGTTCTCCATACACCATTCAATGTCATCAGAAAAGAACTTAAACTTGTATCCGGGAAATTCTGCCATAGCTTTTTCATACCATTCTACTTTTACTTCAGGGTGCTTATCCCTTAATTGAACATAATCTCCTCTACGGACATGGCAAGCAACATATCCTTCTTTTTTATTGTATGGGAAATTAAATAAATAAAGTATTTCGTTCCTGTACTCATCAAAGTATTTAGCGGTTTGTCTATAACCTTCTATTGAAATATTCTTATCCCTCCATTCTTCATTAAAAGGTAGTTCTTCATAACTATGCTTACCCTCCCATAAATTAATCTTTTCTAAGCTTGGGTTATAATTAGGATTAACTAAGTGTAAGCAATATATGGGATTCCATTTAGGATTTTCGCTATGGGATGGCACAGTAAAATCTAGGTCATGCTTTAAGGCATAAGCTATTGCGGTTGCTGCTTCAAAGCACCAGTTACCCATTCTTCCAGCGTTTGTAAATGTTACCATAATTAAAAGCCCCCTACGACAAGACGGCTTAATTCACGCAGGGGGGCTTGAACGTCTTGTTTTCGGGGGTATGTCTTATTTAACAACTAACCATTTTTTTATGAATTAAGCGATACTAAAATAAATAATTTATTTCATATTTCTAAGTTCTTCTTCAACTTTTTGATAAAATTCTGGGTCTATGCTACAATTCAACTTATAGTGTGATTCATCGTGAACTAAGTGCTCGTATTGCATACCCGGCACAATGTGCATTTTATTACCCCATTTAAACCAGTTCATGTTTTGATATATACTATCAGAACTATGTGGGTCTGTATTTGCATCCCAAACTTTAACATATTCCATTGAAGCAACAAAATAGTTCATGCAATTTAAGCAAGTGGCAAAGAATGGTCTATCCATGTATTTTGCCACATTCTCCTTAGATATTGTAAGTCCACTAAATTCTGTATAATCAAATAATGGCTTTGCAAAATCGGGTGCTAGTATGGTCTTTTTATCCCAAGTTTGAGAATATATCTTATCTATGTATGTTTCATCTATCTGATTGTCGCTATCTAAAAGTATACAATAATCAGTTGGTGAATAGCTAACGGCTACGAATTTATTGGCATAACAGTCCTGATTTGTAACATTTCTGTAAAGCTTAACCTTACTTAACTTATCACATTCTTCTTTAAGTCTAGTATACACATCAATATCACTAGCATCATCTACTATTACAATGGTATCTATTCTAGCATCATTATAAACTTTTTTAAAGCTATTTAGGGTCATTTCTACCCTATTCCAAGTTGGGATACAAATACTTATCTGTTGCATTGTTAAAGGTTTGATTCAGAAAATTTTTGATAATATCGTTGCTCTATAAATGGTTGCCAATTTATTTCAGTCCTTCCTATGTCGCTATATCCGGGTCTTTGCGTACAAAGTAATGGATATGTTATATACGTATGCCCTTTTGGCTGCACTGTTTTTACTACACAATTATCTATAGGAGCCTCTAGTCCTGCTGCCAATATCTCTTTCATCCCATCAAGTGATACAGCCCATGCGTGTGTTGCAAATGCCATGTCTAATAAAAGTAAATTACTTGATGGCTTTGCCTTAAACCCATTTGTGCATTGTGCTCCTAAATATAATATTTGCCAAGTAGGAGGCAACTGTTTTACTGCCTGCTCCATAGTATCATTGGGGTTACCACAGCTATCTACAAACATTGCGTCATCTTCAAATATCAGAACAGATTTTAAATTATCTGCTACGGCATCTCTAAATATCTTTTCTACAGTAATCCTCAATCCTTCTGCTCCATTTTCATGTGGAGTAGCATTAACTAATTCGTATGGTATGCCCCATTTATAAAGTTCTTCAGCTATTTGTAATAACCTATCTGTTCTACTTGGTAGATTTATAACGAGTATTTTATCAAAAAAGTCTGTCCACATTAGCGTGTTGGTTTCATAGCAAAATAATCAGAAAGCTTAGTCTTATTTTCTATTTTCTTCAAGTTAACCTTTTTATAATAATCTGCAAATAAAGTCCATCCACCTCCCATTACCAAATCCGATACTTCCGTATCATTAACATTGAACTTTAATAATCCATCATATTTATCATCTATCAAATTAGGATATATTATTTTACCGTCTTTGCCACTCGTAAGTATATACTGCTCCCACAAGTTAACCATCAATGCTTTATTATCAGCATTAGGGTCAACACCATAAGTATCCTTATTTGGTAGCTTCATTAGAAACATTTCTAAATAATTGTCTATAAAGAACTTCCTTAATCCACCATCCATTTTAGCCTCCACAAGCAATTGGCCTCCGTATGCAAAACATTGTAAAGCCATATCCATGTGGAAAAGCTCTACCATTTTAGGTCTAGCGTGATACTTTGAAACTAGCATCCTATCAAATATCGGGTCATTATCTCCCTTATCATATCTATTCATCACAAAGCTACTAGCTTTAGAGCCTTCTCCTGATTCAACTACTGAGTTCTGAAAGGGGTCAACCGCACTTACAAACTGAACATAGTTCTTTGGTATAAATAAACTACCTCTTTTTTCGTATGTTTCTTCTGGTGTTTTAAAATCCTTAGCCCTATGCCACCTTGCGCTCTCTTTATCACATTTATGCCAAATAGCTTTTGTAAATGGTATCCCACCTTCCCAAACATAATTACCATATTCAACAGCAGAGCTTTCGTTCACCTTTGCTAGTTCATATAGGTCATTCAATACAACGGCATCAAAGTGACAATTATTGTTCCGAAGCATAAACATTTCCCTTTCATCAAAAGGGTTCATCCTTATTTCTTCTTCTAATTGTACGCCTTCTAATTGTTTTCTTTTTTCCTCCAAATACTTCTTAGCCCCTAATTTTATATCGTTTTCATCTAAGTCACCAGCTCCAACATAATATTCAACTAGAAACTTATATTGTTCTTCTGTAGGCTCATTAATAACACTCATTCCGAATTTGTCAATAAAACCTAAATACCCATCATAAGCCGGAGCAAAGTATTTAACCAATCGGTTAGGTGTCTTTGCGTATTTGAAATGGTCAGCACCATCCCATACGTTCTTAAATTCCTCACCACCACTTGTCATTGAGTTTGATGTAGAAGGACACTCTATAAATCCAACCCTTTTAGCACCCTTTACAAGAGTCTTACTTACGATTGATATAAATGTTGAAAAAGGGTTTTCTTTAGCCCATTTTCCACCCTCATCAAACAACCCCCTACTTAGTCGGCCTGAGTCATAAGAGTTCAAAGAAGGGGCTCTATAATCAATCCTAGACCTATGTCCTGTATCTGTATCTACTATACTTCCTTTAGCTCCTCTTACTTCTACTGATTTGTGAGCAAATACTAATTCACTAACGCTATCTTTATTATTTAATTGCTTTGGCTTTAAAAATACTGGCAACTGCCTGTAACCAAAAGAAACCATGTTTGTAAACGCAGCCTTAGCATCCACCTGAGTTTTACTCGTTAAACCGCAGAAGCTATTTTTGTAAAATATACATTCATAAACCAAGTTAGAAGTAGCTACTGAAGTAGCACCCTCACGTCTTTTCTTACCTCTTACAATACCTAAGCACCAAGGAGTTCTTTCCCAATGGTCTAAGAATAAAAAGTATCTTCTATCTGTATCCCTGTAGTCTGGATATATGTCATCCTCTAGTTTCCAAAAACTTAAATAAAAATAATTTTTGCCTGTTATGTAAGTTGGAGCACCATTATTGTAAAACCAAAATCCTTTCTTGCATCTTAGAACTTCTCTATTAGCATAGGCGGCTTGTTCTGCGTTTAATAGAGCATTACCCTCACTATCATATTCTACAAGAGATAAAAAAGCAGGTATTTCTTTTCTTCTCCAATATTGTTCATTAGGGTCATCTGTACCCCAATTTTCTATATCAGATGCATCAGGCTTTTCCGGAATTTGAATTTCCGTGCCGTATATTTTTATGGTTTCTAGCATAGGTTATTTTCTGCTTTCAGCAATGGTTTCTACAAATGGTTTCTTAGCAACGTCTTTTTGCTCATCACCCGTAACACCAGCAGATATACCTAAATCCCTAATAGCAGTTGATATGCTTGCGCTATCATTCCATAAAATCTTCAATCTTTCAAACGTCTTGTCATTCTTATCTTCTAATTGTAAATGGGATAAGTTTGTCTTATTTAACAAATCCGCCATTTCATTAGCTTTACGATTCAAAGCGTAGAATAACTTAGCCGCTCCATTTTGTTCGTAAAGTAGTAGTTTTTGCTTTAGTTCTTCAAGTGTTTCCATGTGTTAATTTAGTATTATATCCGGTAACCCTACCTTATACTTTCCTCCTTCATTATGGTTACAAGCGGTTAGGGATATTACCGTAATCTCATTATTATCATTAGTTAAGTCCAAAATACCACTATCCTCTACACATATAGGGAATAGCGTATCATTTGCAAATATATACATTTCTGTGTCGCCATCAAGGTCTGCTGTCATTTCTCTGAAATCTTCTAAAGTCATTTAATAAGCTTTTTTAATGATTTTCTAAAGATTGAACTTTCTTTAGATTCCTTTTTTTGTTCAGGTGTTTTCTTGTCTGATTTATAAAACTCTGGGTACAAATCAGTAAATTGTTTTTCTCCCACTTTATATCCCTCCTTATACAATATACCTAATGCCTTTGTTTTATCTTCTTCAGAAAGCTTGCTATAATATTTATCTTTAAAACCATCAAGTTTAGCTCCATCGTTTACAAAAGGGGCAACTAAGTTTTTTCTAGCTTGACCAACCAATGTTTCCAATTTGTTAGTTTGAGATACATTTAACTCAAAACCATTAACTTCTGGCTTTACTGCTGGAGGTAAAAATGCAGTATTATTTGTTTTTTTATAATCATTATATATAGGTTGAGCAAAATTATCATTGTTATTAGAACTTATTCCAAACAGCTTCATTGCTACATTGTCTTTTCTATCTAACCTATCTCCCCATACTCCTATTTGAGAAGGAGGATATTTATTTGATAAACTTCTCAATACTGATGACCTAGTAAGCAAATTGTTTTTCAATTCTTCCATAAATGTATCAGCTTTTTGCTGAGAATAGTATGGTAATTGAGCTCTTGACATCTGAGCAAACATAGCAGGTTGAACAATATTTGTTCCCATGTTTATCAAATTCAATGCATAGGAATCAGCAAAGTTTCCACCTTTATCTATTGCTGTTAATAGACCGGATGTATTTGAAAATACTCCATTTTCTATTAACTCCATACTAGATATACTCATGCTAGATAACATATCCTCCATAAATGACATACCATTTTTTCTTTGTTCAGGAGTCATTTCTTCATCCTTTATTGCTTGTATGTTCAATATATTACCAACATTACCAAACCATTTTAAATCAACATTTAAACTATTTTTAACATCATTAGGATTTTCACCTCTTAAATATGCATTTAATTTAGTTACATTAATACTATTTTGCTGTTCGTATGTTTTTTCTCCTTGTCTTTCTTTTTTACTTGTTTCATCAGACCTATTACTAGCGTTTATTATTCCGTTTGAAACCAACGCTCCAGCAATACCTGTTAATGCAATACCTGTAACACCGTGAGCAAACCATTTTTTTGATTGCTGAATATCAGATGCTGAACGTGACTTTATCGCCCTTGCTCCATATATAGCAGATTGTAAGAAAGCAACTTGTGGATTAGCTAAATTATATACAGACCAAGATGCATTTAAAGGTATCTTCAAATAAGGCATATTTAATGTCTTAATTACCTTAACAACACCTTCAGCACCTGCTCCATAAGAAGATGCAATATTAACAGCAGAATTAATTACCTCATTTATTAAGTTTTCTTGTTGAAACGTAGATTCCTCACCTTGCTTAATAATTCTTTCCTGTATTTCTTCAGCTTTTTTCATTGCAACATCATCAGAAAGACCTTGTTTTTTAAAAACACGATAAGCTTCTTCTTTTGGAAATTCTAAGAAATACTTATAATCAATATCTTTTAGTCCAAGGTTTTTAGCAAATACTGCTGCTTGAGCGCCTTCTGCTGCAAATCTTTGAGGCTTATCACCAATATTCAAAGCTCTAGCTACTATCTCAGCAGGTAAACCTACTGTTGCCTGAATTGATTTGTCGGCAACTTGAGCTGGCGTTAAATTCTTACCATTAAACTTCCAATTCCACAAATCCTTAATAGATGTAAATGGATGAATCTGAGAACTATATATTTCTTTTTGGAAATAATCCTTATTAGTTAATCCAGTAAATAATTGCTCTGTTGAAAGTTTACCTCCCTGCAATGCTTTCTTAAAAAACTCTTTTTGTGAAGCAAGCACATTGTTTTCTGGTAACAAAACGCCTGTTCCAAATAGCTTATTAGAAACTTTACTTCCTCCATATAAAATCTGGTCTAATACTGTCATAGAAACAGCATTAGGGAACCTTACGGTTGCCTGATTCCATATATTGAAAATAGGGTTATTTATCAAAGAAGGTATACCTAATGTATTTAACTGCATAATAGACAATAATCTATTAGATATATTAGTCTTGTTGTATACCATTTTATTTAATTCAGTTGCTGATTTTTCAGCTTCTTTTTTAGCCTTCTGGTATTTCAACAAATTCTGCTCACTTCTATTCCCTTCATTTCTAATTGATTCCGCTAAATCATCAACTGAATTAATATCATTAACAAGCTTAGTTATTTTTGCAGCTTCTTCAGGAGTAACTTCGCCATATCCAATTGTTTCAGCAATAATCTTTTTGAAGTCATTATATTCTAAAGCTCCATTTTCAACAAGTTGTTTAAATGATTTTCTAATTACTTGCTCTTTTTGACTTTCATCAAGACCTTTTAATTTCTTCCTAAACTTATCAAGTATTTTATTTTTAGCATCTTCAGGAAGTTCTTCTTTTTCTCTTTTACCAGCTTTGCCTTCTATTGAAGATAATTTTGTTTCATACTCTTTTCTAAACTTTTCCTTATCCCAATCTTTTACCTCTTTAGATATGTGCTCAATAGCTTTATTTACAGCATTTACTACACTTTCCCCTGCTAATACAGATTGTTTCATTATTTCTAATGCTCCATTAATAAGTTTAGGAGGAATAGGTACTGCGTATAAATTATTGCCTTTTAACTTAGCATTTTCAAAGAAATCTTCAATCTTTTTTCTGTTTACTTGTCTTTGAGCTGCTCTTTCTTCTTTTAATCCTTTTTGGACTTCTTCACCAATCAAAGATTTAAACTTAGGGTCTTGAACCAATTCATCAAACACTTCTTTATATGAACCCTCTTTGGCTTTATACCATTTTTTAAAATCTTCGTTTCTTCTTTCGTTTTCTACAAATTTTATACCTAAAGGTGATTTTTTGTAGAAATCAGAAATTGCAGATATAAACCTACCTTTAGACCTAGCTGATTCATCAAATCTAATTGCGTAATCAGCCCATTGTTCAGCATACTTTAATTTTTCCTCTGGTGTTTTTGCCTCAGATTCTTTAATGTAAGTATCATTTATAGCTTCACTAAATATAAAAGAATTTACATCTCCATGAAACTTATTAGCTTCAGCTAGTGTAACAGCATCATCTGTGCCATATTCTTTAATAATATTTTTAGCAATGCTTTTAGCTTCTTCTTTGCTTTTTACTTCGTATTTTAAATCATCTTTGAATTTCTCTTTTACAGAATCTGGTATATTTTCACTACTATTTATTCTGTTTAAGATTGACTTATCATTTGTTTTAAGTTCTTTTACTTTGCCTTCCTCAGTACCCTTGGGTTGTGCTTCTTCTGCGGCTTTGGCTTTGCTTTCTCCGGTAGGCTCATTCCCTTGCTTTCCTTGTTCCACTCGTTTACGTCCACCCCCTGCGCCTCCATCTTCTTCCTGTTTAGGTTGAAGTACTTCTGCTGCGCTTTGCTTTTGTACGGCATCTTGTATATTTTTAATTGTTTTTAAATCAAAATTACTATCTACTATTTCAGACATTTGGGCTTCTGTTAATTCATCTGCCAATGGCTTAAATTCTTCAGGTAGATTATTTCTTACAAAATCCTTTTTCTTTTTATTAGATTTTATTTTTTGATATTCTTCTTTTGTCTTTGATTCAGTTGGTTTAGCTTCTGTTTTACCACCTTCTAAAGAAGTTAATTTTTCATCATTAAATTTTACTTCATATACAGAACGTGTACCATCATTCATTTCAATTGAAACAGAACCTACGGTTTCTCCTTCAGCATTTCTTCCTCTTATTTCAAGCAATTTTACCTGTTTGACATCAGTAGGCATTTCTCCACCAAATGATTCTTCTTTAATAGACTCAATTGGTATATTCGGAGCTGGATTTTCTCCAGCCCTGTTTAATGTAAATTTCTTAGGAACAAAATCACCATTATCATCTTTTTCTATAACTTCCTCTGTTACTTTAACTTCTGCCGGTTTCTCTAATAAAGGAGATATTAACTTATCATATTTATTATAAACTTCATCAAAAGCTTTTATATCTTCTTCATTAGTTAGCTTGACTCTATCTACCTTACCATTTACTCTATATTGTTCTGCATTTGGTATTTTAGAATCAAGTTCAGTTTGCTCATCTGCTCTTAATTGTTCTACAGACTTTGCTTCAGGTTTTTTTAATTCATAATTATTTTCACCTTTTTCCGCTAATCCTCTGTCAACAAGCTTATCCCAAACTCTTTTAGCAGATGGTTCCATTTTATCAAAACTGTCACTAGCTAATGAAATACCTTCTTTAGCCAAGTCGTTACCTAATTTAATATAAGCCTCCCCGGCCAAACCTTTTCCTCTTAAATCTTCATTAACAGTTACACCTTGTACTTTTACTACTCCATCCTTTGGATTACCCGTTACTATAAACCCTGCATCTTTTCCTTCTTTAATTATACCATATCTATTTTGAGATGCGTTCATTTTTTCAGGAGATTTCAAATCTACTTCTACTTTAGTTGGTTTAACTTCTTCTAAAGATTTTAATTCTGTATTAATTTCAGCTATTCTTTTTTCTCTTTTATCTAATACATTTTTATATTCTGCATCTGACATACCTAATTGCAAAGGTTTTAAATTATATTCATCTAACTCATTTTGTAATTCAGATTTTCTTTGTTTTACATCTTCTGTTACTTTAACTTCAGTTGGTTTAACTTCTTCAGTTAATAGT